CTGAGTAAGCCATTCGTTCATTATATTATTTAATAATATCTTGCGCTTCCTCTAAACCTATCTTACCGCTTATGAACATATACATGACACAACCCGCTACGAGCAATCTTATTACTTGCTTGATAAATCTAGGTGTTAGTTTAAATTTACCTTCGCCACCTTCTGTAGACTTAACTTGCTCTACAACTTCTCCCGCTAATGGTATTACAGTTTCAATAATATTTAGTAAACCCTTGATTATCATAATTATTTTTTTAACAAAGATAAATAAAAAAAGCCACCATTTTAAAGGTGACTTTCTAAACTAAAAAAACAAGAAAAAAAATATTAAGTATACTCTTTACTTTGAATAACTGATGTCATCTCCATTGGGATTTTATGCCCTAAAAGTTTATTCATTTTATTGATATCACTAAGGAATATTTTTTCCTTATTTAAATATTTTTCTATAATTTCATTTACCTCTTTTATGTTTCTTCGAACATCAAGAACCTCTTCTCTTAACTTATAGTATTTACTTCTCATCTCTTAGTTGTTTAGCTTTTAATTCGTACCACTTAGCCTTTGATAAATCTCTTTCAATAGGCTCGTTTGGTTTTGTTCCTACTCTCATACGATATTTAAAAGAAGTCATCTCACAATGCTTAATAAACGCTTCTTTGCCCCAAATGTCTATCATCATTTCAAAGGTTTCTTTTCCTCCTGTTTTATAATGATTCGGATTTGTGTAATCGTATTCTTCGTTCATAAAACAAGGTTAATAACAAAAAATATAAAAACAAAGAAAAAGGGATGCAAATTGCACCCCCCTTTCAAACAAACACACATAAGTGGTTTAGGCATTCAAACTTGCAATAGCAGTTGAGAACGTTCCATGAACAAAAGCATTTGGATTGTGAATTGGCAAAGCAATTCTTTCTGTAGCTTTTACAGTAACCAAATCCTTAACAAAGTTGTCAGAATGTTGCTCAGAGAAAGAAATTTCCATATCTTCTCTCATTGCTAAAGTAGCACCCGCAGAGAAATCACCGATAATAAACTTATCAGCAGTTACCGCAGTTGAAGGATATATAGGAGTTCCTAAAATTGTCAATACACCATTAACAAACACAACGTAATTAGCGTTGGCATCCTTATTCAAAAACATTTTATTGTAATCAGTTGGATTAACCATAACCGCAGTAGGAAGATACTCAGCAATTTGTGCTTGGTTCTTCGCAGCGATTAGTACATCAAACTCATTAGTGTATGCAGAAGCATTAGCACCAAAGAACTGATAGAAAGCAGCAGATGAAGCCTCGTTAAAAGCAGCACCACCACCGGCAGTCATCAACCCTTGCAAATTAGCCCCAGTACCGGCGCCAAAGAGCAATTGATTGTCCTCGACATTCATCACCTTAGCGGGAATCCTTGTAGAAATGTATCCACTTAAAGCGGGAACATCGTTAAACATTTCCTTAGTCATAGTTAACTGAGAACCAATGCTTCTTACAGGAGCATCAACAGGATCCAACTTAAATTCAGATTCTCCGTAAGCAGAAGCCTCAACTCTAGCAGCAGCGCCGTTAGTGTAAGAAGTTTCTTGGATATATCGAATTGTGTTAGAATCAGTTGAGATTGTAGTTAGTAAATCTCTTACCCTAGTAGTTCTAGTTGGATCATAGTAAAATCCGTTTAGTCTATCAGCCGGTACAGTATCACCCGATGCGTTAGCAGCAGTTGTCATAATAGCTTTAAGGTTTAATGTAGCTTTAGACGAATCTCCGCTCATAAACGATTTAAAACTAGCACTATCAGCTAAAGCCGCTTTTAGGTTTGCGCTGAAATTTTTTGGTGGAGCATTCTGAAGTGACTTCTGCTTATCCAATTCCAATGAATCAATTCTTGAGTTTAAATCCTCAACAACTTTTCCATGCTTTGAAATCAATTCGTTTACTTCTCCTTTTAATTGGTTCTTGTAATCAGAACCCATATTTTTTTCTACTGATTGCTCTACTTTAGCATCAATAGTGCCTTCTAACCCCTCCTTGAGGGATGTTAAGCGTTGGTTTAAATCTTCCATTTATAATCTTAATAAAAAGTTATCTAATTCGTCTGCTATCCTTTTGCTTTCGACTGATTCTTTTTGGAGTTCATATTTTTGAGACTCATTAAGTATAAGTGAAGATTTCTCTCTTAGCATTCGTAATTCAAATTCCATTAGATGAGGATTGTCAAGTTTTCTAGACATTCCTATTAACTTATCAAATTCATCTATTAGATTATCAACTGATTTTGTTCCTTTAAACTCAGTTACTTGAGCCAAAGGATTAGCTGCCAAGGTTACCAATGAAAATTCAAATAATTTAATTTCCTTGATGTAGTTGATATTAGCAGCACCTTGTTCTTCCTTAATTGGAATAAATCCAACAGAAAACTCTTTTAATATTCCTTCGGAAACCATTGTTTTAACATCCTTTCCTAAAGAACTATCTGATATTTTTGCTTCAATAAATAAGCCTTTGTCATCCTCTTTCATGGAGATAGCCTTACCAATTGGTTGATGCATATTATGTTGGTATAAGAATGCTATTCTCTCAGAGTTCTCTTGAAGAGTTTTGGTGTAAGCACCTTTTGTGATGATATCGTTGTCTGAATCAACATTATTGAAAGTTGATGCATATCCTTTGACGACACCTTTTTCGTCATCCATGTCATCAAAATAATTTCCTTTGAACCTTAACATAATAAATTTTACGTCAAAGTTAATAAAAAAAAAGAGCATTCATTTACGAACGCTCTCTACACAATATTTAAACATATATCGTAATCATGTACACCACACACACAATTACAAAACAAACTTACACAACATATCCTAAATAACACCTACAATTCACAATTTCTTTTGCCGGAGCATTAAAATCTCTTGGATGCATCATCATGGATCCGTTAACATTAAAAGATTGATTTAATGGAATAGCGCTACTCCTTGTGTAGAATGATGTTGCCTCAAAATGGCTATCTCTTATCCTGTCATCTAAAACACCAACCCAATATTTAGATACGGGTTTTTCATTTGCTATTCTAAGCATTGCCTGTAATTCAACAGATGACTGAGCAATTCCTAGTTCAGTTGCAGCAATTACTCTTGCCCTTGGGTTATTGTTGTGTTTTTTTATTCCATCTACAATATCATCCAAGGAATCGTTTTCTAATATTATTCTATTTATAATCTCACTTGTTCTTTTTTTAAATAAATCAACCTTTGAAAATCTATTTAAAAAAATAGAAATAACCAATGCATTAATAAATAAATTAGACTCACCACCGTACTTATTCGAATACCTATCATCAATGTATTCCCCTGTCTCAAGATACCCGCTCCTCAGTACTCTTTCTAAGCCGTCTGTGCTATTAACTAATTCCCAAGCAGCGTCTATCCCATTTAGTGCAATAAACAACGCTATGCTCCCGTAAACATCGTCTAATTCCTTCTCCACCTTTCCTGTGTAAGAATCAATTAAGATGTTCATTCTTCTTTCGGTATTCAATAAAAAAGGAATATCACCCAATCCTTCTTTTAGGTACATACTCCTTCTTTCTCTAAAATTCTTATTTAGTGTAGGGTAATCTAATTCATGGTTACATCTGTTGATAAATGAATCATAATCCTCATAGAAATTTGGATAACACACTACTTCTTATCGTAATCAGATGTGTCATTGAGTAATTGCTGACTAGTACCTCCGGATTCTTTTGGTGTAACACCATCAGAAATCGGAATATAGTTAGCTAACATATGTATTTCGTCCATTTCTTTTTGTTCAATTGGTTCGTATTGCATAACCGCTCTCTTTTCATTTGGTGTAAGCCACCAAGCTAGAGATAACTGCCTAACAACCTTCTCCATGTCTTCCTGTAGTTCGGGAACACTTAAAAAATCAAAATCAATATAATATTGGCTACCATATGTTGGAGTTAACCACCTATTCAATTCATCTCTTACTGCAATTAATTTTGGAAATACTGCTTGTAAATAAAATGCTTTTTTGGCTTCACGATAGTTATTGAAAGTCGAACTTTGGGTGTCATTCAGAAGTATTGATGGAACCTTGTATGCAGAAGCTAAATCTTTAATTGATAAATTATATTGCTCTATTAAAGCTAAATCAGCCAAAGGCAATCCCATTTCAATCCATTTAAAATCATGATTTGTTACCATAATTTCTCCGGCATTATCTACACCCGAATACATGGATTTATATTTGTCCCTAAGAGCAGAAGCGTGTTCTGCCGTTAACATATTGTCTTGTGAACTTAGTATTCCTCTTGCACCTTGATTTGTTAAATACTTACTACCGGTTTGTATGGCATTATTATTTATGGATAAATTACGAAATAATGGCTGCAATGGACTTTGTCCGTATAAATGACTACCCGCAGTAGAATAATCGGGATTAAAATTCTTTATGTGAGCAACATCCTGTGAAGGAATTGATTTATTGTAACTCAACCAATTTAATGTATATCCCTTTATCGGATCCATTATATCACCTCCAACTATCTCAACCAATTGAGAAGGTAGAACGTGCATTTCTTTTATCCTATTTTGTTGGCTACCACTTTCGGGTTTTAATCCCCAAATAAATCCATCACCCGTTAATGACTCAAATGCAATCAAATCTGCTAAAAATTCTGCTTGTCCTTGCTTTGGATTAGGATTTTCTAAAAATTTAGCTAAATCAGAATTATCTGCCGGTTTATATGCTCTTTTTTTTGCTCTCTCAGCCTTAAACATTGCATTATCATTTAATGCACCACTAATCAAGGTATTATATTCTTTTGCTGCTGAACCATCCACCTTCTCGTAGACTCTCATTTTGATGTTTGAAGCAGATTTAGAAATCAAATCAACAATAGAATAAACAGTTGCATTCTTTTGAAATCCTTCCTTTATGTAGGTTTCTTTTGTTGGCTCTTGTTTGATGAACGGAGAAACTCCGAATCTTCCGAAAATTAATTCATTGTATCTAGGATCCGTACTTTTTTGTTTCTTCTTGTTGAAGATGTTAAAAATTCCCATAATTTATTTTAAAGCAAAAATAACACAAATATAAAAAAGGGTTTCATATTACGAAAAATTTATTCCCAATAAAGAAATGTGAATAATAACCCATCCTTAGAGCATCCATTAGGTGATTGTTCTTATCTTCGGGAAATTGCTCATAAGCATTGTCATCATCCGGATCAAATCCCCTTTTTAATTTCCATGAATAAGAAGAGTATTCTTTATGCAAATTCTTACTGTCTTTGTGATAAAAAACATTTGCCCTCTTTAAAAAATTAATACCCTCAATAATACTACCACTACCCTTCTTACCTTCCCTAGCATTAAAGCCACTACGTTTTAATTGCTCTATTGTTTGTTTTTGATTATGATCGCAATAGATAGGCTCACCCATATAATGAGCATTACGCAATGTCATAATTATATCCTCATCAACCATCTTAGTTGAATAAGCTAATTCTTTTACATAAATACTTTCATTAGCACTAACAATCTTTAAAATTGCCGTTGGATCCGGAAAGAATCCAAAATCTACAGAATAAAATACTCCACCTTCGGGTAACTCACTAATATCTTCCCATCCCTTATAAATTCTACCCTTATTTGTACTTGCCCTTAAACCCAAACCAAATACCCTATATGCCTCCGGATCGGTAATTTCAAGTTTCTGAATTTCCTTTTTTTGTATATCACTAAGGAAATTATTATCCTTATAAGTGCTTACAAAAACTGCTGCATCTTCTGCCCTGTTATCCTCCAAGTCATATATCCAATGTTCAGTCATACTAGGATTATAACAAAAATACATTTGGGTTGTTGTTCTGTAATTTATTTGTCTGAACTCTTCTTTGCTCAATTCTTGACATTCTATAATATATGCTATGTCCCTCTTCATTGAACGCAATCGTTCGGGTTGATCTCCTGTAGCCAAAAACTTAAACGTATGCCCATTGAGGGTGTATTTCATATCAGTCTTATTATGAAATTCAGCCGAATAATACCCCCACGAATTTAAAATTTCCATGTAGTCAGAGTAACCCGAGTCTTTCAGAGATGGTAAAAATTTCCTTATTATAGTGAAATTTAACGCTTCTTTTGGATCAGTATTCAAAGCCTTGTAAATAAGATATTGCAAAATGGCATAAGTTTTACCGGAACGTGTTCCACCATTATGAATTACAAATCTTTTATCTGAACTATTTAAGCATTGATAAAATTGCTTATTCGCCTTGATCTGCATCTATTATCTCTGCTTCCTCTATTTGAAAATTATCTGCCGGTATAATTTGGATTAACTCTTTCTTTTGTGTTACCTCCACTTGTCGCTTCTCAACCCATCCCGCTTGGGTTTTTAAGAAGAATATCTGAGATAATGTATCATCCTTTTCAATTGCTTTACGAATTAAGCTATTAGCAACCTTTTCTTTCACTACTGCTCTAATGGCATCTGCTTTTGCCCTAAACTCCTCATCGTTGTTGTAATAATTTCTGTAAGTTGATATTGATACTCCGGATCTATCACATGAATGTTGAATTGCTCCATATTCATCTTGCATAGCCTCTAATATCTTATTCTTGTTAATTTGTGTGGTAACGGCAGCATTTGTGTTGCCCTTCCCCTT